AGATCACCTTACTTATCAGCAGTAGCTTTCTTGGCTTCGGTGGTGGCTTTTTTCAAAGCAGCTTGAGAATCAGCTACAGCCTTTTCAAGCTCAGCCACTTTAGCTTTAAGCTCTGCATTTTCTTGATCTGATTTGACCTTTTCATCGGTCATCAGCTTATTTTCTGCTGTCAGATCCGTATTGGCCTTTTCAAGCTCAGCCAATCGTGCAGCAGTACCATCTTCTTTTGGCTCTTCAGGCTCTTGATACTCTTCAATAGCGCCAGATGCTAAAAGGGCTTGAATACGTTTCGCATCAAGCCCTTTAATTTCTTCACCCGGCATAAACTGCCCGATGGATTGTGTTGCAATGTACTTTGGCATTTAAGCCTCCTTATAGAGTGATAAAGCCAGTGCCACACACCACACCATTTTTATTTGATGGAATGACCAGTGGAGCAGATTCAGTCATCAACATGATGCCGCTTGGATCTTCACAATACCATTGGCGGTCAAAGTACTGCTGAGCAACACCATTGGCTAACATATTTTTGATTTTGCAATGTGCTACAGAACCATTGGTATCAGAAATCAATGAGAAGAAATCTTTAGGAATAAAGCGATTAACCTGACCTTTAGAGCGATAAGTCGCGTCATACACCCAAAACTCAATCCCATCAAAAGACCCTTTAAAAGTGGCTTTTTCACTTACACCAAAACTTGGCGCTACTGGTACAGAAATACCTGCATAAGGTTTAATGAATTCATCTTTAAATGCCGTGTTATTCCATAATGCCGCCCACACTGAACCAGACATAATAGCTTTTTTGGCCTCACCACCATCAGCAGCAAGTTGACGTTCAAGCATAAGTTTAATATCGCTAACAGGCTTAGCACCAACTTCATTCCATGCTGTCGAAGGAGTAAAGGTAAGAGATGCAGCACGGCGATAATCTACCAGATTGTATTCATAGTCATCAGAATGAAGAACGTATTTACCATTTTTCAGTAGATCAATGGCCATCATGAGTACTGAGTTATCAATCGCATCGTGGTTGCGCTTCATGACAGCAACTTGGGAAATCAACATTTTTTCTTGATCAGATAATTTCTGATTACCTGTTGAGATAATTCCTGCTGTACGTAAACGCTCAAGCAACGCAATTTCAAAAGTTTCTGCTGGTGTGACCTGATTTTTAGGCTTGTAATAAGCAGGTTTAACAGTACGCACTTCACCAGACTGTGTAGTGTCAAATGGTTTACCTGGTTGTTGTGGCGAGACTAATGGCGCTAGGTCGTGCTCAGCTGTTACTTCAGCAAGAGGTACATCATCACGATCAAAAACAGGACGATTTGGGAAAAGCTGATCTAATAACCATGTATCTATTGGACGATAGTTATTATGAATTAACGCAAGCTCACCCACATCAAGCAATTCAAGTGGGATGCCTTCAAGATTAAAAGACTGTGGCATGTTGTTTACACCTTCGAAAGTTCAATTTTGTTTTTAGTTGCTTTAGCACGTGCTGCATCATATTTAGCGGTAGTGAGTAAAGTCCCATTTAAAGACACAGCTTCAATATTGAAGACACCACCGAAATACATCGGGATTTCAATTCCGTTTGCTGCTTTGATTGTTGCTTCAGCCGCAGTGACATCCTGACCACAAATCACATCCCAAGTAGATTCGTCTGTAGCATGGGTCAGCACATTGGCAGCGGATAGTGTTAGCAAATCACCGTATTTATATGCTGTAGCAGTTGTTACTTTTGCATTAGCACGACGTAACTTTTCATTATCCAGAATCAGTCGTTGTGACGTGACCGTGATAGGCGGTACATAGTGAGTAGCCATGAATTATTTCCCCTTTTGCTCTGCAAATGCTTGCGCACCAGCTGTGAATTTATGTTTATCGCCACCACCTTGATTACCGCCTTGGCCACCCTGACCACCTGTAGCCTGGTGTGTGAACAAATGATTAAGATGTGATGGAATTTGTTGCTGTTGCTGACCAGCTGATGGTTGATTACCTGCTGAGAATTGCGTTAATTGCTGAGACATGAATGCAAATGAAGTGTCATCCATATTGGTATAAGACGTCTTTTCTTCAGCGCTAAATTGCTTATTTAAAGATGTCTCAAGCGCTTTGATGTCCCCTTCACGCTTGTCAGCTTTGAACTTTTTAAGTTCTTCCTGAGCATCATCACGCTCTTTTTCAGCTTGTTTCTGTGCGGCTTGCGCCTTTTCTAATTCGGTCACGTCTGTGTCCTCTGTGGGTTGGTTAGGGTTATGGCTTGCGGCTACTGCCATCGTGTTTTCATCTGCACCTAAGGCACAAAATGAAACTTCACGAATACGACCACCGCGGAATATCGTAATAGGTCCTTGAAGCGTCTTTCCGTTAACAATCACTGTTTGATCAGCTGCAACTTCTTCAGTCTTAGCAGGCTCAATACGGACAGACATCTGCCAAGGAAATCCATCATCTGAGTCTTGTGCTACCTGAGTACCAAACTCATTGCTCATCAAGTCCCCATGTACAACCAAACCCTCTTGATGGCTAATCGTATGAGTATTGATTGCACCTGCCCGTTGGCGTGAGCTGTGTTCTAAAAGTGCTGGAATGCGACCCTTAATCTGCATACTATCCAAATCAAAAATCACTCGTGTCCAATACCAGTGATCTGTAATAACCTCACCGCTATAAGCCACTCCTGAGAAGGTGCGTTTCTTTTTACCTTCCTCACCAGGATCTACACTTAGGTCACCAAGCCGAAAGCAATAATGATCCTGCTTTTGTTCATCTGGCATTTTTCATGCTCCATAAAAAAACCGCCCTTTAGGCGGCTTCAGTTAATTTTGACTCATGGTTTCTTAGGTGGTCGCGATAGAACGCAGCACATGGCACGTACTAGATTATTCACTCTTGATGGGCTACCAATCACAACAACTGTTTTTCCGCAACCGCATGGTGAATAACCATTTCCATTTCGACCATTCAAACTACGTCGACACGATTCACATTTTTCAGCCATTAATTCACCCTAAACTAAACACTGTCTGATTCGCCACAAAATAACGTGTAGCGTCCTCATTTGTGCGCTTCAGCACCAAGCCATTGTCATCAATACTAACAACCTCTAAATTAAGATCAGGTGCAAGTAAAGCACCATCAAGCCCACTAATTTTAGATAAATCGATTGCAACACCTTTGGCGTCCAAAATAGTGATGTTTTTCCCTGCATTTTGGGCGGTTTTAAACAAAGTTGGGGTGACAACACCAATGATGTTGCCTGGTGATAAATTCAACCCATCAAGCCCATGGATCGAATTGCCTGTAAGTTTGCTCTTGGTATTTTTAGCAATAGCAAAAACCCGATTAAAAGCACGCTGGATCTTATCTAAAATACGTTTGCCAATACTGCCGTCTTGGTCATTCTGCAAAGCAGATGTTTTAACTAGATCAGTTAGTGAATTATCACTATCAGACAAACCAATAGTCATCACTAAATCGCTTGGCCGTACTTCCACCCCCTTACTCACCGTTTTAGACACAACATCCTCAAATAGATCAGGCTGAATATTGGGCATCGCTTTAACAATTGCATCATCCGCCTGCATATCAAGCTGTAATTCAAGTTGCTGTGCCTGCAGCAAGTCATATACAGGTTGATTCCCTATTTCTCGAATCATGCGACTTTCAAGAATCTTAAGCGCATGGCGATCATATTCACCAGGGTTAAAATTCCAACCCTTATCAATTATTGATACATCAGGCAATTGATCGTCAGGCGTAATGCCATAACGCAATGCTTGCTTCTCAGTAATTGCACGTACACCACAACGACAGCGATATCCATTTGGTGGGTAAAACGTTTTCCAAAAGGCGTCATCAATATGACGAATAATACGATGCAATTTTAAATGCCCTGGTCTCGTGCGACTATCCTCAATCGCCCAGTACATCAAATACTGACGCTTTTCCTTATTCAATTGCTGATGTTGCCAACGCCCATGTGCATAAGCATTTTGGATATTAGTCCTAAAGATATTATCCAAATGATTTTTGGAGAGCTTAATATCACCAGCCTCAACCAAATTTTGGAAATCGTTAAACGTACCACCTTCCTTCAACGTTTTATGGACAGCATCAAGAACAGTTTGGATTTGATCAATCGTAGCCAATTGACTAACAGTTGCTGCATAACGTCGTGTGGCCACATCAAGTTTGTAATAATCACTAGGAAGTAAAACCTTTCGACTCCTAGCAAACTCGATAGCCTCAAGCAAAGAGATATCATCCATTACTTACCCTCTTTGCTATCCACAAACCCCATAACATCAGCTGTGAATAATGCACGATCCAAAGCCTCGTTAAATTGAGAACTTTCAGCATTTGCAAATAATGAAAATAATTTGTTCTGCATATCCTCAATACTTTCGCTACTTGCTGCGATCTGCACTATCTGATCATCACTGAGCAGTTGCATTGGTCGAACTGCAAGGCTATCCACCTCTTGCTGTTCAGGTGACTGCTTTTGAACTGATGCCTTAAAGCTGAATGCTTGACGAGGTAGTGCAGAAAATTGGGTACTTGGAACCACTTGCTCAACTGGCTTTAAATCACCATCTTGCAAGTTGTACTCACGAATGAAGTATGACTCTGAAAGATTTGCACCAGCATTCTTTAGGTGTGTATCCCGCTCAGCCTGTTCTTTATTCAATGGTTTCGTTTTTTCACCCAGTAGAACCTTATGTGGCTTCCAGTCATTCAACACACATAACGCATCAACAACAGCTTGGAGTGTAGGAGTAACCAATCGAATGTCTGACTTAAGCTTGTCGCCACGGACATTCTCATGGACTTGACCAAGTGCATAGCTTCCCTTGCCATCCGTACCACTGGTAAGAGTCTGCCCCAATACAACCTTTTGGATCTGCTGTGCCAAGGTCTTGTTGAATGTCTCAAAAGCACC